CGATGACTACAATAAAAGATTTAAAAAAAGGTCCATCTGCTAAAGGACAAGATAGGTTGTTAAAGGGTGGTCAAAGAGGTCGTGAAAAAATTAGTCGTAAAGCTGGTGGTAAAGTTATGACTGGTTCGCAACTCATAGCTTCTTTGTATGACTAATCATGGCTAGTGCTAAAAGTAATATTCTAAAAGCTATAGGCGGTGCAGGCACTGGTGTAGTTGGTATTGAAGCTGCTTCTCGTATTCCAAGCGAAACACTTGATGAATTTATTAACAGAAATCCTTTAGGATATATTGCTGCTGAATCTGCTGTACTAGGTGGTGGTGCAAAAGCTGCTGAAAAAATTTCACAAACTAAAGCAGCAGAAGCTCTTAAACAAAAGTTATTAAAAAAAGGAGCAGTAGCCGCTGCAAAAACTGGAGCAACTTCTTTAATGTCAGGACCGTTTGCTCCAGCAGTAGGTTTAGGTGCAGCAGGATATAGTATATATGATTTATTAACAAGCTTAGATGCAGACGATAGAAAACTTATATTAGATTTAATAAAACCAGAAGCTTCTGCAAAACGAAGAAAAAAAAGAGCTAAAGCTAAAGGTGGAAGAAAACCTAAGTTTAGACAAACAAAAAAAGAAATTCTTAAATCTGTTGGTAGAAAAACAGGTGGTAAAGTAGGTAAACCAAAAGGGGTTGGTTGTGCTGTTAAAGGCTACGGAAAGGCCATGACCCGTGGTTAATAGAGCTAGTATTAGCAAACAAATTACAAATCCAGGTGGGAGAAAAAAAATGGCGAAGCGTAGAACAAAAGCTGTAAAATCTTTATTGGATGCAGCTAGAAAAACTCAAGTAGCAGACAAACCCAATAAGGTTGTTACTCTTGGTGTAGATAAAGTACCTATGAGTAAAACACAACGAAAACTTAAAAAAGCTGTTACTGCTGCTAAAAAAGAAGATGCAGCCAGGGTAGCAGCTAAACCTAAAAGAACTGTTATTAAACCTAAAGGCCCAAGTAAAGCTGAAGCTGATAAAGCGGCAAAACAACAAAGCCGAACTAAGAAAACTTTAATAGGTCTTGGCACTCTTGGTGCTATAGGTACTGCTGGATATTTCGCAGGTCGTGGAAAAGGAGGTGGCTCCTACTCAGTTAAATCTGGAGATACACTTTCACAGATTGCAAAAAAACAAGGAACAACTCTTAAAGCACTTCTTGCTGCTAATCCTGGTATTAAAGACCCAAATAAAATTCGTGTAGGTCAGAAAATTAAATTAGGTTCGCCAGTTAAAAATCGTAAGTCTGTATATCAAGGCATGACTAAAAAACAAATGTCTGATATGGCAATGCCTAAGAAGGGCGGTGGCACTGTTAAGCGTAAGGGCGGCGGTAAAGTAATGAATGGTTCACAACTTGTAGCTTCTTTGTATGACTGATTATGGCTAGAAAAAAAAGCAACATGAAAGGCATTACGATTGGTAGGGGAATGAAACGTCCTACCAAGTCTGGTGCTGGTATGACTGCGAAGGGGGTGGCTAAGTATAGGAGACAGAACCCTGGTTCAAAACTCAAGACGGCTGTAACGGAAAAGAAACCTAGTAAGGCTAGGGCATCCAGGCGTAAGAGTTATTGTGCTAGGTCTGCTGGACAAATGAAAAAGTTTCCAAAAGCTGCTAAGAACCCTAATAGCAGATTAAGGCAAGCTAGAAAACGATGGAGGTGTTAAACTACTTTGGCATATCTTGCTTCAAACATACCACATTTTAAATGTTGGGTACGAAAAGAATTTACAAATAACCACCAAGAATATCAAGGAGAATATTTACATGCACTAGCAATAGCAGTAAACACAATACCAGATAGATGTTTAAGTTTTAATGTTGTGTTTACAGGTTGCGATGAAGATGAAAATATACATGGCGGTGCAATGTGGGCCAGACTTCCAATCACAGCATTAGTAGCAGACACAGTACTAGAAGAGTGGCCTGAACTAATGCAGACACATCTAGCTCAACCGTGGGATTGTTCTTCAAGAAACCATGCTATCATTGTTATGGACAGAGTATCTTCAAGTCCTTGGTTATGTAAAATAGATGGAGAGTTTTATACAGGAAGATATATGTTTACTGTAGACTACACAGATAGTTATATATCAGACGATCCTGCACAACACAAACAGTCACATGTGTTAGAGCTTATAGATGCAGGACCATATACAGGAAACATTATAGCACTTCCTAACAATAGAGTTAGAGTTACAAATCCCGCTTTGTGGGTAACTGGAGAAGGCGCACCAGACTTTGCACCAAGTCAGTATATACACTCAGCAGAAATAGATAGTAGTTATATGAATCCTAATTTAACTTTTAATAATCTTTATAGTGAGGAGAAGAAAAGTGGCAGGAAGAAAAAAAACTAAGTACATGTCTAAAGGTGGTGTTGTTAAACGCATGGGCGGTAGTAAAGTAGGTAAGAATACTAAGTATCGTTCTAAGGGCGGTGTCGTAAAGAGGCGGTCTGGTGGTCGAGCAGGTAAACGGTAAGTGCAACAACTGTGGACATAACTCTCACTGTGGTACTCCTTTAATAAAAGAAGTTGACAAAGAGAATGGTCCTATAGAAGTTTGTAAGCACTGTAGATGCTTTAGATGTATACTACCTGATTGGGGATAGAATAAATGGCAACCGTAGTAAAACGTAAAAAAGGCGGTACAGCTACTAAGCGTGATCCTGCTAAGTGGGCTAGGGCTAAAGCTAGAGCTAAAGCTAAAATGGGTGGTAAACACTCTGCTAGAGCAATGCAACTTGCTGTTAAGTATTATAAAGATGCTGGTGGTACATATTCAGGTAAAAAGAAAAAGTCTACAAATAAACTTTCTAAATGGAGTAAGCAGAAATGGAGAACCAAGTCAGGGAAGCCATCAAGCAAGACAGGGGAGAGGTATCTTCCAGAGAAAGCAATCAAGAGCTTAACTTCAAAGGAGTATGCAGCGACCACGAAAGCAAAGCGCAAGGGGACTGCTGCCGGAAAGCAGTTCGTAAAACAACCTAAGAAGATAGCTAAGAAGACAGCTAGATTTAGGAAAGCATAATGGCAGTATCAGGCACATATGATTTTAACCTTGACATAGATCAGGTTATCCAAGAGGCTTCTGAAATGATTGGTGGTGAAAGCACACTAGGTCATGAGCCTGAGTCTGCTCGTCGTTCTATTAATCTAATGCTTAAAGACTGGCAGAACAGGGGTGTACTTCTCTGGTCTACTAGTACCACAGCAGTCACAGTAGTAGCCTCTACTACTTCCTACAGCCTCGACAGTAGCACAATTAATGCTCTTGAGGTTGTCATAAGCAGAAGCAATACAGATGTTAAATTAACCAGGATAACACCTGAAGAGTTTATGCTTATTCCTAATAAGACACAAACAGGTAAACCAAATCAATATACAATTAGACGGGGCAGGGATAATCCTGTTCTTTCTGTATGGCCCCTACCAGAAAACTCTACAGACATTATTAAGTTAGAGATTGTTAAAGAATTACAGGATGTAAATAAATCTGCTATTCAAAATGCAGACTTACCTAAAAGGTTTCTTCCTTGTCTTACAATGGGACTTGCATATTACATGTCACTTAAACGTCCTCTTGTTGCAGATACAAGGATAGCATTGTTAAAAACAAACTATGAGGAAATGTTGGCTAGAGCATTGCTAGAGGATAGAGAAACTTCTAGCATTTATATTGTACCTAGATTAACATTCTATAACTAATGGCTACGCAAAGAAATGCACTAGCTGTTTGCGATGAATGTGGTTTTGTTTATCCACACAGGGTAATGAGGCTAAACAGTTATGGGATGTTGGTATGCCCACAAGACTTTGAAGGGCAGTATGATTTAAAAAACCATCCTCAGAATAGAGTGGCAAACGTAAAAGACGATCCAGCTATTACAAACCCAAGACCAGATATAGGTGGGCGTAATTTAACATGGGATCAGGCTGGAACAACTTATAACGCAACAGATGAGTATTGGCAATTAATATGACAGATTTAACTGGAAAACTTATATCACAGACTTATAAGAATCTTGTTCTTGTAAGTAGTGCTGTTTCAAATACTGGAATAGAAACGTCTCTTAAACCAATACAAACTGGGGACGGTGCTAAGAGTGCGCTTGAAGTTGCATCCAGTATTGTAAAGGTAAACGATACTTTAAATATAGCTGGCT